AAACAATCGCGCAGCGGCAAGAATCGCCGAAGGTTCGAAAGTGCGAAAGTCATCAAAGATCGGTGAAATTGCATTTGGTTTTGCTTCACAAAAATTGAGTGGCGGCGGTTCGACCCAACAGGTTTGGGGCGGCTATGAATTCGGTTCAAATCGTTTCAAGCAATTCCCAGTGTGGTCAGGTCGAGAAGGTAAAGGTTCACGCGGTTGGTTTATCTATCCAACACTTCGAAGCGTTCAGCCTGACATTGTCAAAAAATGGGAAGAAGGATTTTCCAAGATAGTTAGGAAGTACACATAGTGGCAGGCTTAAGCCGTACCCTTAAACTTTCGATTCTTGGTGACGTTGACGGGCTTAACAAATCGCTGAAAACCGCTTCAGGCGACGTTGACACATTTGGCGACAAGGTTGGCAAGGCAGGCGTTGCAATCGGTAAAGCATTCGCCGCAGCTGCTGCCGCTGCTGGTGCTGCTGCAATCGCAATCGGTATTGAAGGCGTAAAGGCTGCAATTGCTGACGAAAAGGCACAAACACAATTGGCGTTGGCGTTGGAAAATGCCACGGGTGCAACCCAGGCGCAGATCAAAGCAACCGAAGATTCAATTCTTCAAATGTCATTGGCAACGGGTGTGGCTGATGACGAATTGCGTCCAGCATTAGGTCGCTTGGTTAGATCGACGGGCGACATTACAAAGGCGCAAGATTTACTTTCAACCGCCCTAGACATTAGCGCGGCAACAGGCAAGCCAGTCGAAGCAATTGCCAATTCACTTGCGAAGGCTTATGACGGCAACACCGCTGCCCTGGGTAAATTGGGCGTTGGGTTATCTACTGCCGAATTGAAAACAATGTCATTCGAGCAGGTACAGGGTCGTTTGACTGAATTGTTTGGCGGTGCAGCAGGGCGAAACGCTGACACATACGCGGGACAAATCGCACGTGTTCAGGTTGCATTCGACGAAGCGAAAGAAACATTGGGCACGGCGTTGCTTCCAATTCTTGACCAGTTATTGAAATTCATCAATCAAAACGCATTGCCAGCAATTCAGGCATTTTCAGCAGCCTTCAGCCTGACCGAAGGTGACGGGTTTGGCAAGGTAATCACCGACGTTGGTTCAACATTGAAAAAAACATTCACACCAATCATTGAAGGCGTAAAGTCGGTCTTCGATAGCGTCAAAACCGCGGTCATGAATAGCAAGGACGAATTCAAAGCATTTTGGGACGTGGTCAAATTTATTGCGCCATTGGTAGGCAAGGCAATTGGCAATTCATTAAAGGTCGTTGGCGACATTGCCGAATTGGTTATCACAATCATTGCCAAAGTTTTGGGTGCTATCAAACCATTGCTGAACACGGCTATTGACGGTATCAACGCGATAATCAAGGGTTACAACGCGGTTCAGTGGGGCAAGGACGTGCCCTACATTCCAAAGATCGGTGGCGGTTCAGGTTCGACAACCACCGGGGCATTGGGTAATTTTTCAATGTCCACTGGTTCAACCATGACAACGACTGGGGTCACAACAGTTCCCAGCGGTGTCGCAACAGGCGGAACAACAACAGGCACAACAACCGCGGCAGGAATTGCGACGGCAGCACGCGTCGCAGCTGCTGCGTCAAACAACATTGTTTCAGGCAATTTCAACCCTGGTTCATTCCGCATGGCTGAAGCGGCTTCAATGGGCACGACAATCAACCTGACCGTCACTGGGGCGTTTGACCGTGAGGGCACTGCACGAACAATCGTCGAAACCCTCAATGACAGTTACTATCGCGGCACAGGCGGCGCAACCAGCCTACAAATCGCATGACGCAGTGGTCACCCATTTGGAAAGTGACCATTGACGGCACTGAATACACGAACGCGGTTTTGGCAAATCTAGTCATTCGCAGCGGTCGAACCAACATTTATGAGCAGGCGCAAGCGGGCTACACAAACATTCAATTGATCGACGTAAATCAAACCGCCATTCCCGTGGAGATCAATTCAACAATTTCAATTCAGGTAAAAGACACGGCAGGGGCATTTGTTTCAATCTTCGGTGGAAACGTCGTTGACATTGGGCTTGAAGTCCGTGACGTGGGTTCAACTATGTTCACGCAGACTTATTCAATCACCGCATTGGGCGCATTGGCGCGTTTGCCAAAGGCATTGACCGACGGCGTACTTTCAAAAGAATTTGACGGCGATCAGATTTATGACATTTTAAGTCAAGTTTTATTCAATACCTGGGCGCAAGTACCTGGTTCAGTTACCTGGGGAACGTACACACCAGCGGGCACGACATGGGCAACGGCTGAAAATAACGGTTTGGGCGAAATTGACCGTCCTGGCAATTATGAATTGGCGAACAGATCGTCAAGCAGAACTGACGTATACTCACTGGTTTCAGCATTGGCGACTTCAGGATTAGGTTATCTTTACGAATCCCCAACGGGGGCGATCGGGTATGCAGACAGTACTCACCGCACCAATTACCTGGCTGCAAACGGTTATGTTGACCTTGACGCAAACCATGCCCGTGCAGCTGGACTACGAATTCAGACCCGCGTTGGCGACGTTCGCAATTCTTTAACAATCAAATACGGGTCAACCAGCAGCGCGGAAGTCAGCGCAACCGAACCAAATTCAATTGCCCAATACGGCACACTTGCCCAGATTATTACGACGACATTGGAAAAATCAGCGGACGCAACTGATCAGGCAAATTTTTATTTGTCCCTTCGTGCCCAGCCTGAACCAATTTTCAGTGAAATTTCATTCGACCTGACCAACCCCGAAATTGACAATGCAGACCGTGACAACCTAATCAATGTTTTTATGGGCGAAGCCATTGCCTTGCAAAACTTACCGTTGAACATGGCTTCAGGTACGTTTCAGGGCTTCGTTGAAGGCTGGTCGTTTCAAGCCGCCTATAATCGTTTGAGCGTTACATTGTTGTTGTCGCCATTGGCTTATTCATTGCAGGCAATGCGTTGGAATGACGTGCCAGTGACTGAAACATGGTCAAGCGTGTCGCCGACTTTAGACTGGGCAAATGCCACAATAGTGGCTTAACGAAAGGAAACTCAATTGGCAAACCCGACCACGAACTATGGTTTTGTTCTCCCCACGTCGAGCGATTTGGTAACGGATTTACCAGCCGACTTTGACGTTGCATTGCAAGGCGTAGACACACGACTGAAGGCACTTCAACCAGGCACGACCCTGGGCGATCTTGCTTATTCATCAGCAACTGCAAACACCAACACCCGTTTAGCGGTTGGTTCAACTGGTCAAGTTTTGACAGTTTCGGGCGGTGTTCCTACATGGGCAACACCAGCGGGGGGCGGCAAAGTTTTGCAAGTTGTGTATGCAACTTATGCAACAGAAACAACAAACACAACAACAACAATGGCTGACACAGGTTTGACCGCAACCATCACACCATCTTCTGCGTCAAGCAAGGTTGCTGTTTTTGTCTCACAAAGTATTTATGCAAACCGCAATGGAACTGACGCTGGTGCAAATGTTGATTTGCGGCGTGCTTCAACGACGATTTGGAACACTGCGGGTATTGACGCAACAGTTTTCATTGGTGGCGCAACCGCAAACACAATCCAAACAAAGCAACAAATGAGCATTGTTTGTTTGGACACACCCGCAACAACATCAGCGACAATTTACAAAACCAGATTTCAAACAAATGGTGGCACGGCAAGGGCGCAACAAAACAGTCACATTTCGTCAATCATGCTTATGGAAATAGGTGCATAATGGTTAAAGGCTACGAAGTATTGGAAATGCTTATTCCAAATGGCGGTTACATCATGGTTGGTGATGATTATGAAGGCATTGAATTTGTTGAGTGCGAACCAATTACAAAACAAGAATTTGAAGCAGGTTTTGCAAAAGTAGAAAAATTCAAAGCCGACAGTATCAAGGCAATCGCAACAGAAAAGGCTGCATTGCTTGCCAAACTGGGAATTACTGACGACGAAGCGAAATTGCTACTTTCGTGACTTATCCTGACGGTACAAATGCCAGGTTGATCGAAGTGGCAGCAGCTGAAGTCGGCACGATCGAAGAAGGCGACAACCTGACAAAGTACGGCAAATTCACAAAGGCAGACGGGTTGCCCTGGTGCGGTTCATTTGTCAATTGGTGTGCAGCCCAAGCAGGGGTGA